CGTATGCGGTTGTATACGTCCATTTCTCTACCAGCAGTAGGCCCCATAGCCTGCTGGAACATCGATCCAGCACCGCCCATTAGGCTGTTCTGGAGGGCTGCTTCTTCTGGCGACAGACCATAGGCTGCTTGGAGATTGCCATACTGGTCTGGTGTTACACCAAATACCCCGCCCGTTGTAGAGCGTACTGTATATGGCTGGAATTGAGATTGATTAAGGCCCATCTGGGCAAGCTCAAATGCGCCAGGAACGTAAGTGCCGTCCTCAAGCGTCTTACCCATAACGGCTTGTTCACCAACGTTTCCTAGCCTGTTATAGGCCATATTAGCCAAGGCTGTGCCACCAGCAGTAGCTACGGCTTTACCATAGTTGTCAAAAAAACTTTGGAACAAATTTGTTTCTTCATCCATTAGTAGGTACCTCCATCAATAGTACCCGCTTCAAGAGTGCCGGTTACTGTAGCATCTCCCGATACGGACAGCGTAGCAATGGTGGTAGTACCCGTAAAGGTAGGCCCAGCAATGTTCGCCTTGGTTGCAATAGCCGTAGATATATTAGAGAACTCAGTATGAAACTCCGTTCCCTTAATAATCTTGTTAGCGTCACCGCTAGGTAAGCTATCCTTGTTATTAAAGTAGGTTGTGATTGTATAGTCACTCATTATACTGTTTTCCCTATAAGTGCTAGAACGTTAAATTCCTGAATAGATATTGGTTGTCCATCAACCTGAGCTTCCAAGCCAACAGTCACAACAGAACCATCGCCTGTTGCATTAATGTTAATCTTTGATATGTTAGTACCAGACGTAAACTCAGCTACAGTAAACTCATCGTCTTCGTTAAAGTAAGCAGGGTACTGTGCATCAACATCGATGAATGCAGTCTTTACTGCTTCACCAAAGTCGTAGCTCCACTTGATACCTACTTTGTAACCTGCTCCGTTGATGAGCGTTGGGCGTATCTTTTTAAGAATCTTAAGTTTTGACGCATCACCGAACGTAAGCGCAGGACTAGCGTATTTAAACTGGTACGATGCAGCATTATCAAGATACCCGCTGTAAGTGCCAATGCCATCACTAGTACCAATGTAAACAGTCCCATCATCTTTTCTGTCATAACAAGTAAAACCTGAGCCAATCCAGCGTGTAACTCGATAAGATCCATTTTCTAGTTGTCCTCTCAAGTCAAAGCAATAGGTAACATCTGCTCCAGGAAACGTAATCAAATAAAAGTAGTTCTCTGGACTGTACACAGATGCAGTAGGTTCGCTTCTGTTTTGAATCTGAGCAATCAGTTCTTGTTTTATGTTACGGCTCAAGTCAGTCAAAGGCATCGACTTCTCTTGGATAGTACGAGCAAAGCCACGTAAACCTGAGTGAGACATAAACAGCACGTCAGTACCAATGTGTTGAATACTGTTGCGACACACGCAACCAACGCCAGCTACAGTGTCAGCAAGAACCATAGACGCAGGAGCTTCTGCACCTTCGTAAACAATGATACTGTGGTTGCCAAAGATGATTAACAAACCGTTGTGTGCAGCTAAGGCACGAATGCTGTCAGCACCATCAGGCCAAACCTTAGATATGTCAATAGATCCACTAGTGCCACCACTAAAGTCAACACCATCCAACAAATCAGACCAGTAGATAGTGTTAGCATCAGTTGCGTTGTCAGTTACCCAGAGTCTTCCGTAAGCTGCTAGTGCTTCGTGTCCGTACTGCGCTGAGGTAACAGACGCACCAGACACGCTAGACATCTTAGTCACAGCACCCAGTGAATCACTGTACACCAGAGGTTCGTACCCACGCTGGAAGAAGTAACAACGATCATTGAAGTCTACGATCTTCCAGTTGTCTGCGGTGATACTGTACGAGGCAGGAGTAGCATCAACCAACGTAGTAGTGCCTGTCATTATCTTGTTGTTACCAGCACTAAAGACAACTTCGTTGCCTGCGCTGTCTTCAAAGTAAAATACCTTTTTTATCTTGTCAGAACCAAGCTCAGTTGCATCAGTGGTATCAATAGCAACACCTTTGCGAGCAGCTAACTGACCACGCTTGTCAATGATGGCGTTGTCAGCAGTCTCAGCGTAAGCAGTATCCTGCGCCAAGGGAGAATCTTCAGTGTTGATTCCCTTGAACGCAGGTGATACTAGGTTAATACTTTGAAGAGGCTGTGCCATTAAGGAGTACTCCAAATCACTTCTTCAGGATGCTTAGCTGCATCAATTGCAATAGCATCGCTAAGAAACTTGTCAGCAATGCTAAAGTACTCAGGTGCTGATGTACCACCAGTCTCACCACGCTCACGAGCTAATAAAGCAACAGCCAAATGAATAACAGGTGCAGCAGGAACAATCATGTCGTCACTGTCAGCCGTCAAGTCATCGTCAGGAACAACAGCATTAAACCTTAGAGTGTACACAGCATCTGGCTTTGGGTAAATATCAATAGCCGTATCGCCGTTAGGGTCAACACCGTTAAACGTGTAGTACTGCGGTGCGCCGCGAACAACATCTTCTAACAGGTACTTCTCGTTGAACCAGTGCTGCGGACGATACTCCATAAACTTGTTAGTGTCGTCGTTTAGCACATCGAGAACCTTCAGACGATTCTGACTGTCGGTCAACACGTAGTTAAACACGTCCTCAACAGTAGTCACAGTCATAGTCAAACGTACAGCTGACCAATCCCAAGCGTTCTCTACTATACGCTTAGCATCGTTAACAAAGTCACCAACCATCTTGCTATAGGTGGTGTCTTGTACAGAGCTAACTTCTTCTTCACGCATCCTACGCAACACGTTGTTTACAACTTCTAAATACGTCATCCAATGTACTCCGAGAATAACGAGGACACGATACCTGCTCCTGATGAGCGTGGGTCAAAACCTCGTGTTTGAACTTTAGGTATTAATTGAGTAGGTTGAGCCATAGAATCTGGTGAAAAAGGAGTGAACGCTTTTAAGTCAGTACCAAAAGGTTTGCTTCCTTTAAACTTAAGTCCAGGCAAGTCAAAGCCAGGTAAATCTGCGTCTACGCCTTCACCTTTTGGTAAATCCGGACCTTCAGGCAGTGACGGAAGTTGATCCCACAACCACTTAGCTCCATCTTTAATAGGCTGTAACACGTTTTCATCAATAGCGTATCCAGCTTCAACAATGATGTCTTTTACTGGCTGGAGAACTTCATCATCAAAGTCTCTACCTGCTTGCTTCACTTCTTCCAAGTACTGATTAATCTTGTCTATTGTTTCCTGATCGTACTGAAGAATAATATTAGCTTGGTCTCCAACTTGTTCTTTGAAACCTTCTTCAAGATTGTCTTCGTTTGCTTCGTCTATTACACCGGCTATAGCTTGATTAGCTTCTTTCTCTTCGTCAGTTAAGAAACGAATATCCCATCCTGCGCCTCCCATAAGATCAACGTCAGGAAACAAATCAGCAACTTCTCCCCAGAAATCACTTTCAGGCATTCCCCACCGAGGATCAGCAAACGCAAACGTACCGTCTTCACGTATGTAACCAAGACCCATTGACAGCAAAGTACCTTCGTCAATGTCTCCATTTAAGAAGTCACGGATAAACACTCTGCTCATTTCTTCAATAGAGTCAGGGTTTATCTCTGTTGTGCCTTCACGGAAAAAGTTTGGTACAAGCGTTCCGTAAGTGTCTGCAATATAATTAGTTACATAGTCTGCGCCTAGAGTTGTTACAGCTCCTGTTAATATTCCCTCTAAGCCTTTCCCATCTATTGTTCCAATAGCGACACCTTTGACAATATCTAGTGCTGTGTCAAAATCAGTGCCTAAAGCATCAGCAATTTCCCAGAGCTTTTCATTCATCGCAACCATTGGACCAGAAGTGGCTGCGTTGAACGCTGAAGCATCAACATCTGCATATTGTCCAGCACCAAACGTGCCAGCTAAGTCAATGATGCCTGCTGTTAAACCTGCTTTAAACATATCAGCAGGGTTTATTTCACCAGTTAACAGTGTTTGTGTTATTGCACTGCCTGCCATGCCTCCAATAGCGGCACTAATAGTAGACTGTGCTACTCCAAGTGAAGTAGCCATTGAAGAACCAGCTGCAGTAGCTGCTGAAGTTGCTGCTGTAGATGCAGCTGTTAGTGCATTAGAAACACCAACACCGAGACCTGTTCCAATTGTTATAGCTATGGCTGCTTTTACGTAATCATTAAAACCAGCGTGATCATCAACCTTTACTGTTTTAACGTAACCAGCGCCAGTCCAGACAAACTGATCACCGTCTTGATTGTAGTAAACAGGCTCAATGCCGTACTTCTGTAAAAGAGCTTGGTTCTGATCAGACATCAACCACTGCTGATAAGAAGATTTCCTAGCGTTGGCTTGACTCTGACGAAGATCATCAGGTTGCGCCTGCATCATTCCAGTTGCTAAGTCTTCGCCTTCACGTATACGCTGCGATGGAGTTCTTGTATCAGCGCCTTCAGATTCCCACCAAGCTTGCTGACTAAGCATGTCAGACGCTTCACGCATGTACGCAACGTACTGATCAAATGACTCAAACTGCTGTTGCAGAGCCATTGATCCACTATTCCATACTTCGCGAAGATCATCAATTGTGCCTTCGCGAATTTCCATTGGAGAAGAACTTTCTTTTTGTAAGCTATCTCCAAAAGGACTCTGAGCTTCACCAGTTTCCTTGTTGTATGGTATGTAAAAAACTTCAGCCATGATTAATCCTAAACGTTAGGAGCAATAGTTGGAGGAGTCACTTGTGGTACGTAAGGCTGCATAGGTTGTGGGTACTGACCAAAGGGTCCGTAGATGTATCTAAATAGACCAGTAGCGTTAGCAACTGTGCCTGGCTGCATAGCTTTAGGTACATTGTACATACCACGATACGGATCGTAGCCTACTTCATTCATAGGCAAAAGTTGTGAGCTAAAGTCAACCGTTTGTGGTGTATAAGGAGCAGGAACGTACGGAGTTAGCATGCCTTGTGATTGATTGTTAGTAGGTACGCCTCCGTTGCCTGTCAAAGAAAAATCACCAGAAGTAAACAACTGAACTAAGTTCTCTAAGCCTAGCTGACGTAGAAACTCAATGAACGCTTGATTCATCTGCTGCTCTTGAGTAGGTTCTGCAGGCGGTGGAGCAGCTGCAGGAGGAGGCTCAGCTGGTGTACTTGCAGGTCCCATGTAAGAATCACCAAAGCCAACTCTCGTGTTTGGATCTTGAGCATCTAACATCCCAGCTTGTGTATCAGGAGAGCCTGAATTAACCCATTTGTTGTACCAATCAAGTTGTCCCTGAGTTGCTGTACCGTTAGAAACAGCTTGTAAGATAAAGTTTTTGTTGCGTTCCCAATCAGTCAGACCGTCATTAGAGCTGCTGTTGTTAGCTCCAGTATTAGTGTTGGCAGGGCCAATGTAAGACTCGCCAAACGACATTCTTTCTGCTCCAGGCTGTGGAACATACACAGGAAAAGCATCAGCAATGCTAGTTTCACCGGCAGCAATTGAAGCAAGAAGTTGCTGGTCTTTACCCGTTGTTACACCTAACCGATCCATCTCCAGTAGCTGTTGATACCGTTCTTCTGAAGTCATTACTTCTTCCCCTTCAAAGCCATCAGTTTGTCAGCGCCACGTACACCAAAGCTCGCTGTGACGGCTGTAAAAAGTAAGTATTGGTACCACGTAGGTAGCTTGTCT